TTGCCAACATCGGTTGCACCTTTGGTGGCGATCCCGGCAGACTTCGCCATTGCGTTAAGTTCGCGCTGTGCCTTAGCAATATCTTTACCGTCGTACTTGCCGACAATGGAAATAGCAATAGCCATGATTTGCCTTCCTTATGCCGTAGTACGGTTAGTGATGCGCTGTGCTTCCTGCACTGCTGACAAAATTCTCATTTGCGCATCTTCCACATTGCGCTCACCAGCAGCCCACAAGCCACGAGTAACAGGAAAAGTTTTCTGAGCATTAGGAACGAAAGACTGTCCCTTTGCAGAAAAAATCTTTCTAGCAGTTGTTCGCGCCCTAGCGTGTCCCACAGTGTGAAAGATTTGCATTGCCGCACTTGACGTATAAACGCCAATGCCGTTCTGAACAAATCTGCCTTTTTGCCTTTTGATTTTTCCTGAACCACGCGAAATCTTTATAGTGCGTGCTTCCTCATATGCATTAAAAGAAAAATCACGACCGTCACGCGCATGAGTCCACGGACCCCAATTGCTCAACATCTTTGTTGCAAAAATTTCTAGCAACGTTTCGGCACGAATTTTTTCCGCTGCCTTAGTGATCTCGCGTTGAACAAGCTGATACTGAACTTCGTCATATTCTTTCAACGCCTTCATGGTGGCATCAAATCCGGCAATGTTCACGCGCTGTGCCACCATGCACCTACTTTCGCTGTTGCTTACCTTGTTGAGTATTACGCCAGCGCAGGTATCGGTACATCGTAGCAATTGTGCGGGGGTGCTGCCCGGCTACATCGTCGGGCAGCACGCCCCATTCGTACGCTAGATGCGTTATCAGCCAGTGGGCTGAGTGCTCTCCAAAGGGGCAAGTTCTGCTTCCTCCGTGTCACCGAATTCAATTGATGCGACTGTTTCCGACCAAGGATCAAAGTCAGCAGTAACCAAATTCTTTCGCTTTAGCGCCGTCCACGTAAGCCACAGCATATATTCAATGCGAACCTGTTCGCTGAACACAGCCATTGACTTATCGAAGTGTCTTTCAAACGCGATGAGATCAGGCGCAGACGCAACAACATCTACGCCTGATCCATCGTCGTACTGTACGTGCAGCGGCAAACGCATCATTGCAGGACTCCTAGCAGGTTAGAGGGTTTAAGATTGGTTTACTTACGCAACAGCGCGGGTGACAACGCCAGTGATGGGCAGCGACACAGACACGGTAGCGAGATCGCCAACGGCTGAGTCAATGGGGCTGTACTGTGCAACCAAAACGTCAAACTGGTATTCCGGATTGGTCGTGCCGATTGTGGCAGTTCCCTGGGGACGAACCTTCACAGCGACAGTGCCGCCAAGGTTCGGCCAGAACAGCGCATCAATTGAACCAGCGGCGAAATCCTGATGAAACTCGAAGTCAACAGAACCTTGCTTCAATCCGCCAATGCGAGTTCTCCAACCCGACCCGCCGAAACTTGTCGTTTCTACGTCGTCGGCTTCCACCGAAATGGTCACGGATGCACATGAGGATGTGACCGTGCTGCCAGCGAAAACGATCACTGGCTCTGTTACAACAAACTTTGCCATTTTGGCACTCCTTATGCGTAGACCGTGACCGCAAATTCTGCGGACAGGTAGGTGTTTTCTGCAATTTGAATTGCGGTGTAGTTCCGCATTTCAGTTACTCGCAGGGTATTTGCTGCCCCTCCGAGAGTCTTGTCCCGCTCAATCGCGGTTTTGATTGAACCTGCACCAGTCGGTGCGCAATATGCGTCAAGCGTGTTCTGAGCTGTTCGCTCATCCACGCGGCCCACAATGACCAACACGACGAATTCGTACTGATCTAGGCCGCGCCCCATTGACGTATCCCAGATGACCCGCTGTGGCATTACAACAGCCACTGGCGGCTTAGGATCGTCCGGCACGGTAGCAGATGTGCGGAGTCCTGTTATGGTCGCCAGGTTTGCCGCTAGGCCCGTGCGTAGCGTGGTCATGCTCACGCGACACCAACCGGGGTGCGACGCAATGGGGCAAGGATCATTGCCACGTCAGGGTCAAGACGGGACCCGACTCTAACGGCCCCCATATCGCCAAAGCCTAGAACGCCCGTCGGGCTGTCGTATCTTTTGTATTGACGCAGGGCAAGCAGGATCGTTGCGTGCGTCACCTGAGTAGGAACAGCAGTACCAAACCCAAACACGCCCGTAATCTCAACAGCAACTTCATTGCCCACAATGGGGAACAGGTAGTCACCGACAGCGCGAAGTGTCATCGTGGGGAAAGCAAGTCCCGAAGCGGTGCGGTTGCCCGGCTCTAGCTGGTAATCGGAAGCAGTCCATGTCAGGTCATAAATGCCGTCAACGTCGCTTGAAGTCTTGACCGTGATCGCGGTTCCGATCACGTCATCAATGCTGCACACGTAGGAAGTGTCAGCAGCGAAGAAACGGGTTTCGGTTCCTGCCGTGTAGAAGCGCCGTTCACAGTATCCGTCAACCATGCGGGACGCGGTTTCGGTGCACATTTCTAGCAGTGAGTCGTCAACGCTGTCCGTGATTCGGGCAGCAGCTTTGACCTGTGCCAGCGTGGCATAACCGTTACTAATCGCCACAGCGCCTCCTATTTGACTGAACCAAAGAAATACAAATCATGTGATGAATCGTTTGTCATAAAATTCCATTCACTGAACATTGAATTAAGATCAAGTTCAGTAATGAAATCCTGCGCAGTCAGGTTCCTATAGTAGTCCCAACCAAGACTGACAGTAAGTGGCGAACAGTTCGGGGTCGTGCGTTCCGTCCCATGTTCGGCGCGGCCCGTAGTGGCGCACGACATAAACACCATGCCGTTACACATACGCGCCATGTTGGCGAAGGTTTCAGCCCAATACGGATTGTGTTCCAAACATTCTGCACTGATCACTGTGTCAAAAGTTTTGTCAAGGTAATCTAAATTCTGACCCTGGCACACCACATCCACGCCGGAACCTGGCGCAACATCTACACCCACATATTTGCAGTCAGTGAAGAAATCCCGAACTGTGCCATTGATGTTCAGTGAACCAACTTCAAGAACACGCACGTCATTAAACGATGCCGGAAACTTAGCGACCATTGATGCGAAAAATTCGCACTGCTCAACATGTGCCATGTCAGTCCCACGTCAGTATGCGTCGGCGGCGAACATTCCACACGCCTTCGCTGTAATCGTTGCGGCTCATCTTGTCATGGTAATACTTCATATTTAAATCATATGTTTCGTTATTGCGCTGTTCGTATCCGGCTTTTAGCGTGCTGCTGTTCGCATGATTTATCGGAATGTCAGTGCGGCGAATCATTGGCCCGATACGTTCGCACCTGCGTTCGTAGTCTAAATCTTCAAAGTATGCAGGGTGCAAAGCCTCATCAAACAAGCCGACAGCGTTCACCACGGCAGCACCAAGTGCGAACGCGGCCCACGGCGGGAAAGCATCAGACAGCACCAGCTCATGCGCTGTCGCTTCCTTATCAAAACGTTCCAACGATCTTTCAGGCCAAGTCAAATCAAAATTAGCAATTAGCCAATACGGGGCAAATGGCAATGACTTTATGCCAAGGTTCCACGAACCCGCTCCGCCTAGACTGCTTGGCATAGTGACAATGTGAATGTTGTGAACGTGCTTCGCAGTTACTTCCTTGACACAGTGCCCGTTGTCAATAATGACTAGGTGTTCAATTGGGTAGTCAATTGTTGAAAGCATTTCGTCAAGCAAATCGGGACGCGCCAGGATTGGCACGATCATTGCCGGGATCACAAAGTTTCCAACAGTGGTCGCCACGCGTTTTCATACACCGTGTCAGCGTCATAGTTTTCAACAACGAACGCCCGTGCCGTGTCTGACTTGCCGTCACCCTTACGTTCATAAGCTTCGTTCAACGCGGTCACCATGTCCTGCACGCTAGGCACGTTGAACCATGCGCCCTGTGCAGCATCCCATAGCGGCTGTCCACCAACCTTCCAACCGTCACCGATCAGTTCAGGCTGTGCACTGAAGTTGTTGACAATGACTGGCGTTCCGCATGACTGCGCATCAATAACCGGGATGCCGAATCCCTCACCGTATGTCGCGGCAAGCAACACATTCATGCCTGTATAGATTGCAGCAAACACGTTGTCAGGAATTCCCATACGCTGCTGATACTGGTTCACGAACATGAACTGATCAGGCCGCAAACCGACAGCTTCGATGAGAGTATCAAAATTGATACCACCCATGCCGCCTGTCTTTTCCGTATGCAAATACAGAACAGCGTCAGGCTTGTCTTTGGCAAAGATAGAGAACGCAAGCAGTTGTTCACCGAACGCCTTGCGGTTAGGTGACACGCCCTTATTTGCGTTGACGATACCAACAACAAAAGCGTCATCAGGGACGTTCATTATTTGTCGCCCGGTGCGCCAACCGTTAGCGGTGTCAATCTTCGCTGTCGGCTTCAGCACGTTTGTTTCAATTGCGTGCGGAATATAAACGTTGTCAATGTCTAGTCGGGTCAACTGTTCTGACCCGAACTTGCTCATAGCGACAGGGGTCACGTTCGGCTTGGCACAGAACGCGGCAACACTGCTAGGTGCTGGCAGGTGATCGATGGGAACCCATGACACAAGTTGCAATTCATCTAGGCGCGGATTCTTTAACACCCACACGTCATAAAGCGTGAAAAGCGGATTGCGACTGGTGTCATACTGCCTGCACCAGTCAGCGTGATAAGCGTTCATTACATCATTTGAATACGCATCAAATCCGCGTGGGAAATGCGTGATGCCTTCCCACTCTGTCATTGTTGCTTCAAGACCATAGTTCGCGGTAACCGCGATGTGGTGACCGTCGGCAATCATTCGGGAAACTACTTGACGCGTTTGCGTACCGTAACCCGTTTGTGCCCATGCCGCATTGGAGAACCAAGTTCCGGCAATCATGTTTCCGTTACGTGCCGCACGGCGGCGTGCTGCTCTATCCATCGCAGGGGACTTCCGT